GACCTACAAAGACTTGCACGTGAGAACCCTTACGAAGTCATGCAGAAGTTAGGGCTAGATTACGAAGCCCTCAGTCACCAAGTCTTGCAAGATGGTGAGATCACCCCTGAGCAGAAGATGGCGGGGGAGATGAAAAGGCTGCGCGACGAGATTGATGCCATGAAGGCAGAGCGTGCAGAAGCTGAAAAGCAACAAGAAATGTCTCGCTACAAAGATACCTACGGTCGTTTTGTTGACGAGATACAGAGTTTTGTGGACAATACAAATGAGTACGACTTCATCAAGGCTAACAACGGCTACCATGTCGTCGCTGAAGTAATGCAAGAGCACTACAACAGCACGAAGGAAGTGTTGCAGTACAATGAGGCCGCTAAACTCGTTGAGGACTATTACGAGGCTGAAGCAGAAAAGTACCTTAAAGTCCCCAAACTAGAGCAAAGGCTCAAGAGCCGTTTTGCTCCAGCGCAAACAGAGCCCGTGGCTGGGCAAGCACAAGAGGAAGCTCAGGCTTCTGAGAAAACGCCGAAAACACTTACAAATACCCAGGTGCAGAGAGCACCAGGGGATAAGCCCGCGAAGCTTAGTCGCCAGCAGTCTATCGACATTCTGGTGAACAAGTACGGGTCTAGTCTGTTTCGCTCGGAGTAAGGTGCGCTTGCTCCGATAAGGAGTAAGTTATGGCAACTTCATTAAATCTCGACAATGTCACCCAGGCGCTAAAGGAGCATTATAAGCCCTTGACCGTCAAAAACATGGTTTACAAGGACAACCCACTGCTCGCCCTCATGCCTAAGTATGAGCGGTTCGGCGGTGAGAACATGCCTGTTCCAGTTCAGTATGGTATCGCAAACCGACGCTCTGCTGACTTCTCAACCGGTCAAGGCCTGAACACTGCAACTGAGCTTGCACGGTTCGTCCTTACTCGTGTGAAGGATTACTCTTTCGCGAGCATCACCGGCGAAACCATTAAGGCCACTGAAGGCGCAGCGGATGCGTTCCTTAAGTATGCAACTCTTGAAATCGACGGCGCTATCCAATCGCTTACTCGGTCTCTTGCGGTTTCTATGTATGCCGATGGCTCTGGTTCACTTGGTACTGCTAACGTATCAGGAGCCACCTTGACCATGCTTAAGCCTGATCAAATCACCAACATCGAAGTTGGTATGGAGCTCAACTGCGCAGCAACAGCAACAGGCGCGATTCGCGCAGGTACAACCATGGTTGTGCAAACTGTTGATCGTGACGCAGGCACTTTTACCGTAGATAACGCTGGTTCGTTTACTAACGGCGATACTCTCTTCCAACGTGGCGATGCGCAAAACGGTGGTTCTGCTAAAAAGGTTTCTGGCCTCGAAGCATGGCTTCCAGCAACCGCGCCATCTTCAACTCTTTTCTTTAGTCAAGACCGAAGCAAAGATGCGACTCGACTTGGCGGTATCCGTTTCGACGGCTCTGCTCAGCCAATCGAAGAAGCGCTTATCGGTGCAGCTAGCCGCCTCGCTCGCGAAGGTGGATCACCTAGCCACTGCTTTATGAACTTTGCAAACTTTGCAAACCTTGAGAAAGCTCTTGGTTCAAAGGTTGTTTACGACAAAGTAAGCAGCGACGACGCTGATATTGGCTTCCAGTCCCTGACCATCATCGGGCCAAAAGGACCAATCCAAATTGTTGCTGACCAGAACTGCACTCCTGACGTTGCATACTTGCTCCAGATGGATACCTGGACTCTTAACAGCCTTGGCGCTGCTCCACACATTCTTGACCTTGATGGCAACCGTATGCTTCGCGAAGCATCTGCGGACGCTTACGAGGTTCGAGTTGGTTTCTACGGAAACATTGGCTGCACCGCACCTGGCTACAACGCTCGCGTTAAGCTAGCATAAGGAGATTAGTACAATGGCAAGTCAATCATTTTTCGATCTAGAGCACGCTAACCGAGACGTAAAAATTATCTCAGGCCGAATTGATGTTGGTGCGACAGGAGCTCCGACTATCAAATTCGGATTAGGGTTCTCGATCGCGAGAGTTTCAGCGGCTTTGTACGAGCTGACCTTAGATAAATCCTACACAGGCCTCGTTGCCGTGTCTGCGTGTCACTTCAATCTGACCGGTGGTAGTGATGAGTATCGTTTTGTTGTGACCGCTGAGGATGTTTCGACAGCGACTCCTAATGTTCGACTCAATGCGATCACCACAGCAGGCGGTGCTACCACAGACATTCCTGACGGGGATGACTTCAGCTTCACACTTGTCCTCCTGGATGGCGAAGTAAGCTAAGGAGGTAAGTAATGGCTAACAGAACTTTTTTCGGCGTACAGGCTGTCAACCGCGAGTTGAAAATCCTGTCTTTCGCCGCAAAGGTAACAGGCACCGGCGCTACTGCTGATGTGGCTTTGTACCAAGGGAATTCGGATCAACCGCTTTCCATTGGTGCGACTGCAGAGGCAGACACGACCGGAACAACTGTAACAATCACTTTGTCAGATAACTACGAGGCGCTCTTGGGTGCTTTCTACACTGCTAAGAATGCGGCTGCTCCGACACATGTTGTTGGGGTGACTGATGCGGTGGCGTCTGGCACCGTGACGCTTACTCTTAATACTGGACCTGCTCAGAATGACGAGTTCTATGTAACTCTACTTCTGAAGAACACGAGTGTTGCACGATGATGCAGGAGCAAGAACCTAAAAAGGGGATTGCTGCCATCATCTTAGGCAAGCGTGACGAGGAGTCGGGAGGCTCTGACGAATCCCAACTTCAGGAAGCCACTGAAGATGCGGGAAGGCGCATGATGAGTGCGTTTAAGAGCGATGATCCTAAAGAGTTCATTGATGCTCTTAATGATTACTTAGACATGCGTGAGTAGGGGGGCTAGGCATGGCGACGTACACAGAATCTGATTTACGGACTCGTGCGCGTCGCCGCGCCGATATGGAAAATAGCACCTTCGTCACAGACGATGAAATCAGAGACTACCTCAACAGTAGCATCTCTGAGCTTCATGACATGATGGTGAAGAGCTATGAGGATTATTTTGTCTCTGAGCAAACGTATACCATCCCTCTTGCGACCGGGGGTGGTAGCCTGCCAGATGACTTTTATAAGGCCTTGGGCGTTGATTATAATTCGGGTGGAATTACTTCGACGCTCAAGGCTTATTCCTTCACTGAGCGCAACGTCTACAACACACCTTATGCCGTAATCGATAGGTTGGCTGAGCCAATGTACAAGATTGAAGGCAACAAGATTAAGGTGATTCCTACCAACTCACAGTCTGGCACGATTACCCTTTACTACGTGCCAAGCCCTGCGCAGTTCTCTAGCACTGTGTCGGAGATAGAGAATGTGATCCCTGGGTTTGAGGAATATATCGTTGTAGCTACAGCGATCCGTATGCTTATGAAGGAAGAGTCTGACGTATCAACACTTGAGCGTGAGCGTCAGCAATTGGCTAGTCGTATTATTCGGGCCATCAGCCCGCGTGATGCGAGTGGCTCTTACGCTATCCGCGACGTGCGCAAAGGCCGGTACAGAGACGACTTTATTCTTCGCTATTAGAGGTAGGTTATGGCTAGGTTTTCCAGTCGATATCATCAGAGCGAAGAGACGACCGACCTGCAAAGCTCCGTAGAAGAGTTTGCACATCAAATCGAAAAGCTACCATTTATTGATGGCGTCCTTGTAAAAGAGCAAAGACTGCGCCCTCAGGCGCTATTGCTTAACGAAGTAAAAGTAGGTCATTCCCTTGGAAGAGTTGCCACTGGGTATATAATCCTAAGAAACTCTGAAAACGCTACGGTGTATGATGGCCGTGGTGGTTTAGGCGATGCTACAGATCATATAAAGCTAAGGGCGACTGCTGAAACCACTGTTACTCTTTGGGTGTTTTAATGGCTCTGCAAAAGAAAACTGTTTCGTTCCCTATCCTGCAAGGCTCAGACGAGAAGTCATCTTTGCCTTACTCAGAGCCAGGATCCATCCAAGACTCAGACCAAACATCCTACCAGAAAACAGGTGAAGTGGTTAAGCGAAAAGGTTTTGATAACTTTCGCAATTCGTCATCCACTGTTGGGGATTCACCAATACCACTCTTGGCGCCGGATACAAAAGCAGGGCAACGACTCTATAAGTTCAGAGACTCTCTTGCGCTTGCTGATGGTCAAATGCTTTACACCAAGGTCGGTAATGGTAACATGAAAGCCATTGATAGGTTGCTTAACTGCACCTACAAGAACCAACCAACATACACCCCTTCAAACAAAAAAGTTGGTCGTGTCAATTTGATACGGAGAACCATTAACTCAATCGAATACGATATTTTTTCCTGGGTTCAAACTGCGCCTGCAAGAGCAGCATCAAATGACACGTTTCAAGTGATGATGGCGGTCAAAGAAGTTGCGAGTGGCACTTTTTTCCGAGACCCTGTTGAAATTATGTCGTTTAACCGTGCTGTTTCGAGTTCAAACTTTATAGATGAAATATCAACCATGCCATCTGTTCATATGGTTGAGAGCAACGTTGGCAAAATTTATGTTGTAACAAGCTGGACGAATACGACTTTCAGTAATCATGAAGTCCGATGCCAGGAGTTTAACTTTTCTTCAGGTATACCTGTTTTGACCGGAGCGACCAGCGTCAATCTTGCAAACACAGTGGGTACAAGCTTAGCCGTGCATCCTGGTGTTCCTTCAATTTCGGTGGATGTAAACACAGATAAGACCCACATGTATGTGCTTATCTATGATCCAGCACCAGGCCTAGCCGTCACAGTCACCAACGCGGTAATTCTGTACAGGTATGAGTTTTCTTCTTTTGCGACTCCGTGGAACGCATCTAACCTCATAGACGTAACACAGATATCAGGCGTCGCCACAAGCACAGACGTAAGTATATCTCAAACAATAGGTTTCGGCGGAGGCGGGTTTATCTCTCCAGTTGTAAGGTATAGCGATCCAGGTAACGACATTGAATCGAGCGGGCATCCTATTATGGTGGCTTTTACTCGTATTGTGTCAGGGACATCTGGCGCAACTTCTAGATACGAAATTGCCTACAGGTTTGTAGAAGCAGATTTAGGTGGTTTTGCATCAACTGTTCCCCTTACCGATGGAACGCTTAAAGACAAGCTGCTCTTAAACGGCACGCAGTCATACAAGGCTCCCACCTCAGCAGATGTGTTTTTTACTGCTGTTTCGAGAAAATACGGCACTATATTTGACAAAGACGGCGGGTCAAGCGTTGCGTTTACAGATACCGGCTCTTCGTTTTATTACGGCGTAAAAGCATTAACCGGAGGAAGTTCTCATAGTGGAACTAAAAAAGAAGGGCTTCTTAGAATTGAGCCGGTGACAGCTGGAGCAATTGTATCGGATTCTGGTTCTAACTTAGTGTTATACGTCAAGCATCCAGGAGGAAGCGCCATACCAACCGTGACAGTGGTAGAGCCTGGAGCGGGCTTTAACAGCAAAGACACAGCTAATGTAAACAGCGAAATTGAAACATTCTTAGGCATGGGTGGCAGCCCATCTTTTACGTTAGAATTTGATGAAGACAGTGACTTAATAAGAACAAAAGACCACGAAATTCTCTATGATTCAGTCACTAGAACCTCAGCCGGAACGTTTAATTCAATATGCAAAAACGCATCACTTATATCCGACAGCATTAGAGAGTTTGTGTCAAACTCAACAGAAGCCAATGCAACTGGTAATGGCGCAGAAACTTACGTCAACATATCTCGCACCAATGGCAACACCGGCAGCTTTAACTCGTGTAACTTCCTTATCGACACCAGCGGTAAGATTGTCGCAACAGGCGTACCTACGCAGTCCTCTCTTAACTTTACGTCCGATTTTGAAAGTGTATACAAAAATATCTTTCGTATGTTTGATGGCGTATCAAAAGTAACTGCAGTTAATAAACCCGCAGACGGACAGGCTGACAAGTATATCTTTGGATCTAATATACTTATCTCAGATGGTAACACTTACACAGATGCCACTGACTCTGAGCTTGCATCAGAAATAGGATCTGACCAGTTCTACTCTGTAAGCACGACCGAACTTAACCTAAAGCCTGCGCGTGCTCTTCCGGCTGTAGACATAGGGTCAGAACTTTTAATTGGAGGCGGCAGCCTTTTCTCTTTTGATGGTGTCAGTCTGGTAGAAAACGGATTCTATGAGTATCCTGAGGTCAGGACCCTGGAACCAATTCCAACCAACTTTGGAAGCTTATTGGTGGCGTCTAAGAGTTACTCGTACTCTTTTGTGTATGAGTACATAGATTCATCAAACAACATACAAGAGTCTGTGACTACACCTATTCAACAAGTCACAACGACTACCGACAAAACTGCTATCATAGCTCGTGTATATGCTTGTGACATTAGCCTTAAGCGTGGCTCAATCAAAGTCACCATGTATCGCACTACATCTGATGGTGATGGCACTCTGTTAAAGAAGGTTAAAACCGCTGTCCTTACGGAGTCTCAAAAAGACTTTACGTTCTTTGATTTCGGAGAGTCAGAGGCAGACTTTTCTGCAGCACCAGTCATTTACACAACTGGCGGTGTACTTGATAACTACCAGCCAGGATCTGTGACTGACATTGTAGAGCATCGTGGTCGAGTAGTGCTGGCTACGCCAACTGAGTTTGTGCGTTTCTCTAAGCCAATCCAGCAAGGGTTTTCGACAGGCTACCCACTGCCTGCTTTTGTCATTGATGTACCTGGTGATTCCGCGAACATCACTGCTGTAGAGTCAGGCATGAACTTCCTGGCAATCTTTACGCGTGACGCTGTGTTCGCAGTAGCGGGTGATGGACCTAACGCTATTGGCCAGGGGGCTTTTGCTCAGCCTACTTTAGTGGCAAATGGGCAAGGTGCAATACCAGGTAGCGCGCATCTCTCGCATGCTTTTGGGGTTTTCTATCAAGCAGACAGAGGGATCTACCTGCTTACTCCAAATGCTCAGGTGCAGTATGTCGGAGCTGCCGTAGAAGATACTGTAGGCACAAAGACAATCAAAAGCATTGATGTGTTTGACCACAACAATGAGATTCGCTTTTTGCTACAGCCTGATTCCGGGAACTCTGTGGTGTGCTGTTTTAATACGTTTTACAAGCTTTGGAGCGTGTGGCAGTTGCACGAGACTATTGTAGACCAGATTAACTACAGCGCGACAGGCGGAAGTGCGGACAACACCCATTACATTCTGTCAAACGCATCACCCATTCGGCGTCAGTCTCTGACAAACTACAGAGACGATATTACGGGTCTCAATGCTGGGGCTAACATCTACATCAACTACGGCATGGCTGTAACATTTAAGCCAATCAGCATAAACGCTATTCAAGGCACACAACGTGTCTACAGAGCCATGGTGCTTTACACAGATAAAGACGCAAATCTGCCTGAGCTAGAAGTGTTTGTGGCATTGGACTATGCCGACATATCTAGCGGTGATGAGTATGCACTCACCACTATACCAGCAGCACCAAGCAATGTTCGCATTCACCTTAGTAAGCAAAAGTGCAGAGCAGTGCAGATTAAAGTGAATGAAAACACCCCTAACGTTAATTCCTCAGGCATCACGCTTAATGGTTTAGCGCTTGAGATTGGTGCTCGCCCAGATACATTCAAGCTGCCTAAGGCACAGACTATCGCACCGGTGTAAGGAGCAGTTATGGCAAGATACGACGACCCTTTATCTCCTCAGACTCAAGCGGCAGCAGAACGTGTTGCAGCGGAGTATCGCAGAGCGCAGATGGGTGGCAGCCCTGTTTCTGAGTATGAAGCAGCGCAAACGGCAGGCAATGTCCTTGGCACCACCGGTCAAGCTGCAACCCAACAAGAACTGCAGCGAGCACAAAAACTTTTTGACCGTGAAAAAATGGTTGCCGATATGAGAGCAGCCGACATCATTGGTCGCGGGTTAGAAGATTATGCTGGCACCACTGAGAACATTGTAAAGGGTGGCCAAGCGGCACTGGGAGCACTGGCAGCTGGCGCAGGCACAATCTCTGAAATCCAAGCCGCACAGTTCCGGCTAGAAGAGGGTCTAAAGGAAGCGGCACAAAAAGGGCAAAAGGAGCTGCAGAAGTATTTAGAGGCCAATGAAGATGCGGAGTTCAGCGTAGATGTGTTAAACGCAGCAGAGCGTCTGACTCCAGAGTACCAGGCATCACGCGAAGCAACAGAGCAAGCGTATGCAGATCCACGATTCATTGACCGAGCGGCGATTGACGCACGGCAGCAGCAGCTAGACCAATCAGTGGTAGACCAATACTTGGCAGCACTCACACCAATCACACAGAGCCAAGCGGCACTAGAGACGCAAGAGGCCATAAGCCCGCTAGACCCTAGCTTTGCAGAAGCACTGCGCGCAAGTATGGCAAATGTGCCAGCTATGCAGGCAAGACCAGGCATGGAGCCATCTGCAGAGCTTAGAGGCATGTCACCTGCCCCTGCTCCCGCACCAACTCAAATGGAAAGGCTGCGGGCTTACTATGAGCCACTTACCGCTATCCAAGGCATAAGCGATGCAGGTGCAGCACGACGGGGTATGGAATCACCAGCGGCGCAGGCATTGGCAATGGGGGCACCAAGGGGCGAAGTAGCTATGCCGCGACCATCGGAAGTTCCGGTTGAGCAGCTTAGAGGTGTCCGCCAAGATGTAGATCTTAGCACCCAGGCAGTGGATGACGCATTGCGTCCATTCCAACAAGCATCACAGGCACGAGAGCGGGTTATGAACTCAAGGGCACGACTTGCTGAAGAGACCCGTCAGTTGGATAGCCAGTTGCAACAGATTGGATTTAGTTTAGATGTTCTGTCTAACTTAACACCAGAGGCAAAACGTAATATCCTGCAATCATACATGCGAGGTGAGTGATGGCTGTAACGGGTCGAAGAGAGCGTAGAGAGGGACCAGCTGGCGACGCTAATCAGTCAACAGCGCAACGTGTTGCAAGCGAACGCCGACGCAGGGATCCGAATAACTACGACTACAACCAGTCGCTAATCACACGTGCTCGTGAGTCTGGCCTAGAGGGGCCGCAGGCAGGTATGTTTAGCCGCCTAGGTCGCGAAGCTCGTGGGTTGCGTAGCAGAGATCGCCGTAGCCAAGCGGCGCAAGATATTATGCGGCAACAACAGCAGCTTGCATCTGGTATGCGAGGCGCTGCAGCAGCAGGCCGTGGACCTTTTGCTGGGGCGGCGATGCAAGGTGCAGAGCGAGCAATCGGTCAAACCGCGACGCAGGCTGAAGCGCAGGCAGCAGCGGCAGATGCAGCCCGCATGGCGCAGGTTGGCGACATGATGGAGCAGCTGCAGATGCAGGGCGAGATTCAACGCTTTCAAGAGCAAAAGCAACGCGAAGCATTAGAGGCTGAACGCCGCAGTGCTCTTGGCGGCATGATGGGTGGTCTTGCTGGTGCTGGGCTAGGTGCTCTTGGTTTTGCTGTAGGTGGCCCTTTAGGTGCTGCTCTTGGTACATCGCTCATGGGCGCAGGTGGTCAGTTTGGTGGTCAGCTTGGGAGCATGGTCTCTGATGAGCGCATGAAGACTGACATTAAAGATGGTGGTCCTGCCACTCGCGAGATGATGGATAAAATCTCTGCCAAAGAATACCTTAAGAATGGCAGAAAAGAAGTCGGTGTTACGGCGCAAGATTTGGAAGAGTCTAAGGCTGGCAGGTACATGGTCAAAGAGGAAAACGGTGTTAAGACCATTGATGCCGAAAAGGCATTTACTCAGCTGCTTGCCGGACTGGCGGACCTCAACGACCGTATCAAAAAGGTCGAGAAACTAAAAGGTGCCAAAAATGTCTGAAACAAATGAAGAAGATCTCTTAGCCCAACTTGCAGCGCTCGGCCAAGCAGATCAATTTGCCGCAGACAAGGTCGAGGAAGAAAGGCAGCGTGCGCTTCGTACAAATGTAGGGGTGCCACCAGGGTTAGCTAGACCTGGCCCGCAAAAGATTAGGTTAACACAAATACCATCTAAAATTCTTGAAGGGATTGGCGGGGCCTACATGAAAGGAGCGCAAAAGGTTTCAGAAGGTTTAGATGATGCCTTTACTCAGTATGGCTCAGGGTTACCTACACAAGTTGATCCTAATGCTATTGTGCGAATTCCAGGCATGTCGGTCAACCTACCGGGAGCACCTTTGCCGACGATACTTCCTCCGCCCAGGCAGCGGTCTGCAGAAAGCCAGCCTCAACAAGAAGAGACTAAAACATCAGAGCAAAAGGCAAAAAAAAGCGAAGTTGAGGAAGAGAAGCTAGCCATTCAGGAGGCGATATCTCCAGGTAGCACTTCATTAAGCATGTCTGTATCTGCACCCCTGCGACGAAGTCGTGTTCGCAGCGACATGGAGGCTTACGAAGAAGCCAAAAGAGAAGCAGAAAGCGCTTACGAAAAAATTGAAAAGTACGAGAGTGAAGACCGGCGCTTGGCAAAAGCAGCAGCGGACGAAGCTGAGGCTGCGTTAAAAGAAGCTGACGACATAAGAGGCCGCTATAAGTTTGACCCGTACAAAGCTATGCCTACCTTGGGCAGCAAGATTGCTGCCGGTATTGCGATTGCACTAGGTGAAGCAGCACGCGGTTTACGCGGAGGCCAAGGTGAAAACATTGGTCTCAATATGATAAATCAAGCTATTGATCGCGAGATGAAGCGTCAGCAATCAGAATACCAAAAGCTTGGCGACAAGGTCCAGACTGCTAACAATCTGTATGCTCGCAATTTGCAAATCCTTGGCAACGCAGAGTCTGCAGAGTTTAAAACCAAAGCTATGATGCTTGACCAAGCTAAGATTAAAGTCAATGCAATGCTTAAGCAGGCTGACCAAGAGCAGATGAATGCACGGTACCAAGCAGGCCTTGATGCAAAAAGAGCAGAGTTTCAAGCAAAAGCTAAGGCAGCTAAGATGAGGGGTCCTGGAAAGCCTGCATCTAAAGAGTTTATGGACAAGCTTGATAAAAGAGTTGCGGCTGGTCAGGTTATGGTTAACGCAACAAAGCAAGCATTAACTTCGTTAAATCAACTAGCTCCTGAAGATGTTAGAAAAATTGCTGCAGGCATGACTGAGGACAAGTTCATTGGAGACAATTTCTCGACAAAAGTAAAAAGGCTTGCGTCTCAAGTTCTCGATGCGACTGATGAACAGGGCCGTGTCGATAGCATTAACAAGTTCACTAGTATTCTGCTCACTGAGATTGACGATGAATATGCAGGTGCTCAGGCCTTTCGCAATATCGTAAACATGCTGGCCTTCGGCATGGCTAAACAAGGGCAGTCGTCATCCTCTATCTCGAACCGCGACGTTCAAATGTTTGTTGATGTCCTGGCTGACACAGCTCGCGATCCAGGCGCACTCAAGGATTTTATGCAACACCTACAAGACCAAGCTGTCTTTGATGCAAGTGTAGAGGCGTATTTACTTATGCCACGCAATGAGCCTCCATTTAATGGACTGGCACCGGCTGACTACGGTTTTCATCATGGTAACGCTCGTGCTGCTGTCGCACGGCAAATGGGTATTGAACTTGTGAATGGCATGTACGAGACAAATTACATCAAGGGCTTAAGAGAATCAGGCGAGTACGACAAGATAGTGTCGGAAGGTCTCGGAGTGAAAGGGCTCTAAGATGGCAGAGTATTTGTACTTTAAAGCCGGTAGTAAAATTTATCCGGTGCCCATCGACGACGAAGAGGCTATTGCTAAAGCTCGTGAGCTTGGCCTTGAACTTGCGCCCGAAGAAGAGGGCCGCAAGCGTCGCCTTAGGGCGGAGTACAAAGATTCACCCGTCGCCGCAGCTGCACTTGGAGCCTTTCAAGTTCCAACCGTTGGCCTTGGTGCAGGGATCCTTGAGAAGACCGGCATCATAGAGCCGGGTACCACTGAGGCAATCGCCGAAGAAAACCCTATTACTTACTACGGTACAGACATTGTCGGTAGTCTGTTTGGGCCAATGCTGCTTAAAGGCGCTGCCAAGGGTCTTAAATACACCGGTGAAATATTGGAGCGTGGCGGCATTGCAGGCGGTAAAGCAGTTAGTACCACTGGTGATGCAGCGCAGAAAGCAGCCGAGACATACTTAAAGTATGCACCCGACCAAGCTCTGACAAGGTATGGGCAGAGACTTCAAGACGATGTAGCACGCTCTATTCTTAAGGGGTCAGAAGAGGCAAGCCGCGGCCAATCAATTGCTGGCACAGTCTTACCGCTTGCAACCAGAGGTGTTGCAGAGGGTGGTACTTACGGTGCGACCTACGGACTTAATGAAGAGCTAATTACCAATCCAGAAGCAACGGCTGAGGAGCTTCTTGC